CGCTGATCCTTATTAAATGTATTTGACTTGCCTAAAGGATGTTTAATTGCATTTAGATCAATGGCCGTACCGGATGCGTGATTACTTAAAATTCTATCTGATCCCCTGGTCTGCCTAAAAGCAAAACCCCAATCATCTAGTTGGCCTTGATCAATGGGTTCTACTAACTCATGGAAATCTTTGGCAAAATTAACAAGCAATGGTGCAACGGCTTTGGCACATGCAAATTTAATTTTTGTACCGGGTACTGTAAAAGATTCAATACCCAATGCTTTACGATCTTCACTAGCCGGCCAACCATTAGGGCTAGTAAGTTCTCTTATTGTTGCCACATTATTCAGATAATGATTCTTGTTGAGCAATCATTTCATCATAAGTTGATTTAAGCATTGAAGTATATTCTTCATTGCCCCTATCAATAATGGCGTGTTGTTCTTTTTCTACTGTAATAAATGTTACATTATCCATTTTATCCCCTTAGAGTTCTGCACTAAAACCAATATAATCATTTACTGAACCGGCTCGTAAAAAAGCCCAACGGCCACCCGTTGCACCTGAAACTGTTGTAGTTACTCTAAATGTGTTAGTGCCAGTTCCATTAGCAAATAAAGTTACTGCGCTTGGAGTAAATGAACTTCCAGCACTATCTTGCATTGTAAGACCTGAGTAATCAATAGATGTTGGAGCAATACGCATAGTTACAGGTGCGGAAATACTTGCCCAACCTGATGTACTGGATTCAATTAAACCGCCCGTTGAAAAATACTGATTTATTGCCCCTGCTGGTTGTCTGTAATAATATCTTTGGCAAGCGGCTAACTCACCTTGAAGTGTTCCTGTTGCAGTTTGGAAGGTTGTGGCTGTTGAACCGTTTTCTATTTGTACACCTGTTACTTCATAGTAATCATTAGTGCTTGCAGTACCAGTCATAGTTGATATAAAAATAACAGCCAATTCAGTAGCGGTTGCGGCAATAGAACCAGTAACGCTAAAGCGTTGCCAAGTAGTAGTTAATGTTGCATTTGTTGTTAAAGCCTGAACATCGCCAGTATAACTAGCAGAAACTCTGTTTTGATCTGTTCCTGTTCCTGTGTAAATGTTTGCGCTTAAAACGCTACTTGTTGGAGAATAATTTGAACCAGCACGAGCATAAAAAGACAAAGTAACTGTTTGACCTGCAAAGCGAAGCGAGTTAGAAGTTTCTAATGATTGACCAAAAATCATTGAACCTGTTCCAGTTTGTCCAGAGTTTCTTTGAACTCTTGCGCAGTACTGGATAGTAGGTAAGTTTGTTGTATCACTTGTTGTCTGCCTTGAAACTGTTGATGCTTGATTCGCTTGAGTAGTTAATGCAAATCTATCGCTGGTATATGTTGCGGTTGCCCCTGCTGAAACAGATACACTTGTGCCTCTTTGCCAAACACCAAAATTGCTATTAATAAAGGCATTTTTGCCAGCAAATAATGTTGGAATATAATTAAGTCCTGTGGCTGCTGCGCTATCTGAAACTAAAACGCTGCCGCTAGTTCCAACCGCTAAGCGAGAAGGAGTATCATTAGCAGTAGCGGTAACAATATCGCCCTTAGCATCTACTATTGTATTTTGAATTGCATTAGGATCATCTAATGATGCCCAGGCTGATCCATTGTAGATTTCAACAATATTTGTATCTCTAAGATAACTAACCATACCTTCAGCCAACACGCTTGATAATGCAGTAGTTCGGGCGGCTGAATCTGCAAAACTCATTACTGTTTGTTGCATCAAATAGGTATTTACTTCACTTGCAAGAAGTACATCACCGGTGTTAAATAACTTGTAACCTGCACCTGCCATTTATTTACTCCTAGTATCCCAATGAATCTTCATCTAAGCGGCCATCAATATCTGATCCTAACACAAATGCTGATGCAAACGGCTGAGCGCATGTAAAATTTACCAAAAAAGATTTTGGTGTTATTTGATAGGTAAGGCCGGCAATAACGCTATCTGATACAACATTGCCTAATGGCAAGGTTTGAGTGACCCTAATTGGATCAAACATATCTAAATTTAAGGCCGCTACAACCCGGGCAGGATCATCCTCACCATAGGCATCAACCGTTAATGAGTTTAACTGTATATTAACACCTTGTTCTTTACGGCTTGCAATAATCATTTGTGCTTGATTTAAGGCATCCGCTTCTGTTTGCATAATGCCGTTTCTTACCCGGCTATGTTGGAAATAATCATCAATGCTTGCCAAATCGCTTGCGGTCTGACCGCTCAACCCAGTTGGCGTTATAGTTACTTTATTGATCATCTGATAATCTGATATATCAAACTCTACTGCCTGATAAGTTACATCACCCGATCCTGGCACATCACTAAAATCTGTTACTGCACCACCGGCCTGACTTATGATGTCGGTGCGTGATAAAAATTTTGCATAACCGCGTTGATCCATATAGAACGCACCTAAATCTGTGGCTTCTACTTCCTGACATGCGGCTAAAAGTGATCTTGAACTACCACTATCTGCCTGTACTGTTGTAGTGGCGGTAGTTGATATATCACGCATACCAGTAGGCCATTCACCGGATGTCAATAAACTAGATATTCTTTGTGCTGTTGTTTGTCCGGCAGTGCCACCTGTAACTGATGTAAGTGTAGTTAAATTTAATAATTGAAATCCATCCACGCATGACAAAGTTACATACGCTGGATCAAACCCGGTAGGGCTTTGATAATTCCATTCCTGTACATACATAGAACCTAAGTTATATGTGATGCCTAAATATTCTGCCGTAAAACGAATCTTACGCATAGGTTTAATTTTTCCATATAAAGATGAACTGGTGTTGGCTGGATTAAACTGACCAGTTTCATCAACAAAAGTAATGCGTGCGGTACCACCTGTAAATGAATCGGCTGATCTATTAAAAGCGCGGCGTATATAACATTGAGTTACATAGGCTGTTATATCTATTACATCCGCCGCAACCGTACCTAATATTGCTTCATCTAATACTGTTGCAGGATCATCCAACACTAAAACAGGATCAAAAGAAGCGCCGCCCGAAAAATCAATTTCAGTTTTAAATATTGCGGCTGGCATTATCTTCCTAAATTAGTTAATTGAGTTACTGCACCTGATCGGTTTAAATTATACAAAGCATCTTGAATTACAGATTGTAATTGACCTTCTGAAATAACCGATCCGGCTACATTTACATTAACGGTTGTACCCATGCCGCCCATTTGATTTAACGGAACAACCGCCTCTGATCCTGATTCACCAATTAAGGCAAGTGTTGGCTGATTAACAATACCGCCATCAGCCATTTTGGGTACATTATTTAATAGTGATTTTATTCCGGATAACGCTGGCGCGGCTTGATCTAATATGTCCCTAACATTAGCACGCAAAACAAGTTCTTGTGATGCCTTTACAACAGGCTGTATCCCACTTAAAATTGGTTGTACTTGTGATCTTAAAAGTTCTAATTGCTTATCTTTTAATTGATCCATTAACGCTAACATTTTGCGTAATTCATCATTAGAATCTAATAATTTCTTTAAATATAATTCAACGGCTGTAACACTCATGCCCCATTTTTTAGCCAACATGTCAATTTCACCGGCTGTAATTTGTCCATCTTCAATAACCTTTAACACATCAGCGTACCGTTGTGCTTCATCAACGGCGGCTTTTGTACCATCTGCCAACTTTTGTAATATCTTTACACGCAACTCATCTTCGGCAGATAATTTACGGCTAAGTGCGGCTTGTAAATTGATGCGATCAAGATCAAACATGGCTGATAATTCAGCCTTCTTTTTTTCCAATGCCGCTTGCGCACTTTTTTCTTTAGTCATTGCTTTTTCTCTAGCCAAAATATCTTTTTGTATTTTAGCCAAAATTTGTTCAGTGCTAAGTTCTTTTTTGCCATAAAGTCTTTGTTGTTCTAAAGCATCAATAGTTATTTGAGATAAACCAATATAACCGCGTTCTTGCAGAATTCTTTTCTCTCTTAACCTTATACCTTCTTGTTCAATCTTTTGTAAAGTGTTGCCAGCATAAGTGGCTTCACCAGTGATACCTTCTAATGCAACTTTGAAGAAATCTAAATATGCGCCTAATCCTTTTTTCTCAAATGTACCGGCAGTACCAACCATAATGTCTGCAAATTGTGTAGCAACTTTTTGTAATTTAAATCCAAATACATCTAACTGATCTGAACCGGTAGCCAATAAAGATACAGAAGTAAGTAAACCTGCACCTAATGTTTCAGTGGCTTCACCTGCACTGATTTTAAATGATGCCAATTGACCTGCCAATGTTTTAGTTTGTGCTTCGGCTGATCCACCATATTTATCTAAGTTTTGCATTAACTCAACAAAGCCCATTGCTTTGGCTTCGGCGGCAGTAAAGCCAACACCTAATTTGCCAATTGCAGTGTATTGACCAATTGCGGCTTTATTTATTGCATTTAAAACAGTATCTAAATCCGCACCTGTGCCGGCTGAAACATCTAAGGCTTTACTAAGCAAATATTGTGATGATTGTAAATCACCGGTTTGTGCAATTAATTTTTGTAATGCAGGTACTAACTGATCTTCGGTAACATTAGTTGCCTGTTGTAAATCTGCTACAAAGTTTTTTACATCAGGTAGGGCAAACTCCTGGCCTATGCTCTTTAAAGTAAGTTGTAATTGTTTATCTAATCTTTCCTGGGCTAATGCCGCTTGAATAGAATTTTTAGTAAATATGGCTAATCCTGCGGCGGCGGCTACCCCACCGGCTTTAGCAAAAGTTTTTAATCTAAATGATCCAGTTGCAACTACTTTGTCAAAACCCTTTAATTCTTTTGTGGCACGCTCTAAACCTTTTTTGTCAAATTTAGTAAGGAAGTTAATCGCAACATACTGACTTAATGCCATGTTTAACCCCTAAATTTTTCGCCTAGATATTTTTTAAGCACACCGTATAGATTATCATTTACTTGGCCACCTAATTGTTGTGATGCCCTATAAATCAATCTTTTTTCTTTATATGCACCCGAATTGGCAGTACCTTGTAATTTACTAATAAAAGATTCACTAGCATTACTATTGCGACTAATTCGCCTAGTTCTACTTCTTGATTTAGAAGTACCAAATCCTGCTAACTCATAAATTATACCTGGTACAGATTTGTTAATTACCGCTAATGCGGTTACAGAGAATGTAGTGCCTTTAACTCTTTGAACTTTAGTTTTAGCCGCGCTAACTCTTATGCCGCGTACAACTTCAGTTTGTGACCATTTCCAACGGCTTCTTTTGCTTTCGCCAATAGTTCTACCCCGGTGTGCAGTGTCATTAGCCCATCCCCATGCAGGTGGATATGAAGGTTCAACATCACGCCATCCTGGGAATGGTGAATGTGGTACAAAACTTTGTGCCAATTTTGCAACAGGCTTTACAGCCTTAGTTAATTCCCTTCTAAATTCTTTATGTAAATCAGGTTCTATCTTTTTCATAGTGGCCAATAATTCATCTAAATTTTCAACATAAATGGAAGGCACTGCCGCTAATGATCTAGTTCGGCCAGGCAAACCTGAATACTTAGGTTGCATTATTTCCGCCTAACTGTTGCCTTCTTGTTGTTGTAATAGCGTTCTTGCAAGATGGCTTTAATTGCTGAATAAATCGCTGGATCAACTTCTAGTAAATCTTTAGGGCTGATCCCTGTTGCCACCGACACGGAAGCGACTTCATAAATTGAGCCGTGTCGGTCTATCCATTTTTTGAATCATAAACCAAATCAATATCTGAATATTGATTGATGTATTCATCACCAAAGGCTAGATCGGTTTTGCCGGCATCTTTTTCTAAACGCCAGGCAAACCACCACAAATCAGATTCCATTTGTAGTTCGCCTAATCTCTTACGCCAACCTGTTTTAAATTCGGCTTCAAAGGCCACCTTTGCAGATGGCGTAAGATCATAGGTTACTTTTTTACCATCCTTTTTAACAATTTCAATTTTGTGCATTGTCCCACCCTTTCATTATTACGCGCTTGTTGATTTTGTTAATGCGGTTACAGGAAGCGAAACGCTAACTGAAGCCACTGCATCCACAGCACCGTTTACAGGTGTCCAGGATGAGATTAAGCATGACATTGTGTAACTAGGATTGGTTGCAGATACAGTACCGGATACTGGAATTAACTTAATGTTAAGTTTTGTACCTAGTGCATCTTCAAACAGTGAGTTCACGGATGCTGAAGCAAAATCATTATACAGTTCAAGATTTAAAGTTGGGCGTTCAATCCCACCAATCATATTTTGAACAGTGTCATTCATTGCAGTGATCTCTACCTGATCAATTTCGCGTGCAAGGCTTACAGTGCTGACATGATCAGTAATGGTAGATGTTCCAACGATCACGGCAACTTTATTACCCATAAATATGGCCATAGTTTTCCTCTCTTACTAACCTATCAATTCAACCGAATATTGATAACTTAGGTAATCAATATTAGCGGATGTTATTGTTCCAGGGGATGCGGACACAACCCTTAGAGTTTGTACAGCACCGCTTAATGTTTTATCAGCCTCAATCGCGGTTTTAATTGAAGTTGAACCGGATGAAGCAAGTAGCCCATCCAATCTCTCTTGCCCATTTCTTTCACTCATTCTGCCAACTACAACAATGATTTGACATGATGCGGAATCAAATCCTCGGTTTAATGTAAAGTCATAATTCATAGATAATTGTCCAACTATTGCAAAAGCATTGTTTGTTGGTATGTTTGTAGAATCAGGTACATAGTCAAATACGCGCAATCCGGTTATTGATTGAAGTGCAGTTTTTAAATTATCTCTAACTGTACTTGGGGTCATGCAACTACTTCTTTTTTGTATGCCCTAACCATTGCGGTTACATCTCTGCCTAATGGCGACATTCTTACCACTCCTAAATCACCTAATCCTAAAATACCGCCCGGCGCATCTTTACGCTTGTATAGATCGGCAGTAAGAATTAAACAAGCCATGTTTATATCATCCGGCACTGAAGGCCATCCCCATTTTGCAGTTACTTGCACACCTGGGCGTAATCCATTTTGTGTTAGCCCTGGAAATATTGGCCAGGTTTCAGTATTAGATACCATTGTCAATTGAGTGTATGGGCGGTTCAAAGATGGTGCGGTTAATGGGTCTAAAATATAATCTTGATTTAAAGTTAAAGTTTTGGCGTATGTACCGTTGCCATTTGAATCGGTTTTGACAACTAAATCAGTTGTGCTACCAATATCATCTACATAAACAAAAATATCTGAGTAGGCACGATAAAGCCGTGCGGATGCAGTTGCATCTAAATAAAATCTTCTATTAGCAATCCGATCAATTGATCTTGATGCTGATTCAACCAAATCTTCTAACAAGTCATTATCAGTGTTATCTGATATAGACATGTACGCCTTGATTTGAGTTAATGTTGCATATCCATTTGTTATAGCCATGATCGGTATCCAAATCCTGTACTGCCCTGGGACATTAGACAAACTCCATTCATTAAATACCGATCATAGTTAGAATCCAGGCCACTGGAAGGGTAGCGGCCTGGAAACTTATTGGTTTAGAAACTTGGTGTTGCTAAACCTGTACCGTTAATTTGTGCAACAGCCTTTGAATAACGCTCTGCGGTAAATGCTGACATACCGAATAGAACGATATTAATTGCAACCTTGCCATTTGGTTCTTCAAATGTAACATAAGTTGGTGCGGCGGCTTCTTCCCATAGATGGGTTTCATTCAAATCAACCACAAAGATTGTGTCTTGATTTGTGCTTGTACCCTTATTGGTTGCAATGTTAGCATCCACAATAATTGGCAATCCTAGAATTGAGTAACCTGAGTTACCGTAAGTAGGTGTGCCGTTACCTGTACCCATTGCGTTCATTGGATTGTATGCCTGTGGCACAATCAATGGACGGTTTGAACTATCAACACCGGCTAATAGGAATCCTAAGCGGCGTGGGTGCATAATTACTGCATTTGGGTTCACATAGATATTGCTTTGAATCTGTTGAATTGCATCAGCAATCTTTGGATATAGACCTGCAACTGTGCCGGTTGTAGCGGTGTAAGTTACTAGAACTCCAGTTGTCATGTTCACAAGTCCTAATGGTTGGCCGTTTGAGCCTGTTCCATTTAGAAGTGAGTTATCCAATTTAGTGTGATAATCACGGATCAAATCACCCAAAACAATTCCCTCAATGTTGTATCCGCGTAGCAATGCCTGTTTAGATACTGATTGTTGGCCTGCAATTGTGTTTACATTTACAGTTA